TGAGGTAGTCAAACACCTAAACGATGGTAATGTGCACAAGGCGGGAGATGCCTTCCTTAATTGGAGCACCCCACCAGTACTTAAAAAGCGCCGTCAGATTGAGCGCACACTGTTCTTAGCAGGGGCGTAAACCCCTGTATTTTTGCATTAGTAGATATAAGGGCTGATCACCCTATTTAACAATAAACCTCGAGGAAACACCAAATGGAAGGCTTTAAATCACTCCCCAAGATGCAATGCTTCAAAGAAGGCGGCGCAGTCAAAGCCATGTGCTATGGCGGAAAAATGAAAAAAGGCGGTCACGCTGAGTCCAAAGAAATGAAAAAGGACATTGCGCAAGACAAGAAGGTTGTCAAAAAGGCATTTGCCATGCACGACAAACAATCCCACGAGGGAGAAAAGACTAACCTATCCAAGCTCAAAAAAGGTGGGCGGATGAAGAAAGAGGTTGGTACTGTAAAAAAGTATAAGGCCGGCGGCGCTATCGAAATGAAGAAAGACGCCGGCGATAAGGACGACATTAAAAAAGTCAAGCAGACTAAGCCCAAAAAGGCAGCTGCTCCTAGCGCCGCATCTAAAGATGTAATGAACACCCCTAAGTTTTTTAAGAAGGGTGGTAAAGTAAAAAAATATAGCAACGGTCAAGCAGTAAAAGACCCACAAAAACTGGTTGACGATATTGCGCTTGAGGAAAACACCCAAGACCGCGAAATGATTATGAAGCCAGTTAGAGCAGCTGGAAAAGTAATCACTAAAGGAATTAGTGCTGTTAAGTCTGCATTAAAAGGACAAGGCGCCGTATCTGATGCGGAACGTGAAGCTGTCGCCAAGAAAAAAGGCGGCAAAATCAAGAAGTTTAACACTGGTGGTTCCACTGGCCCGCTCACTCCCGAAGAAGAAGCATATCTAGGTGGCGCTGATCGTACAGACCCATTCATTATGGCTCGTATGCGCAGAGCAATTCCACAAAAGCAAACCTACATTCCAAACGCCAATCCAGCTATGGATAACCGTGACGTAGGTCAAACTGTTGCACCAGCACCAACACTAATGGACAGCATTGTACGTGACGAAACTGGCGCACCATCAACTATGCAGCGTAATGAGTACGGCGATTTATATACGCCAATTAATCAGATGACTCCGGCTGCACCTGTTAAAGCTCCTGTTCGCCGTCCTGCTGCAGCTTCTGCAGCTCCTGCAGCTCCAAGCATTAGTTCAACAGACACAGCACGTTTAGATGAAATGGCTAGAGGATTAGGTGTGTTCCCTGAAGGATCTGCAGCGTTGCCAAGACGTTCAGGAAAACCTCAATCTGTTGGTAAACGTTTCTTTACAGCAACTCCTGAAGAGCAAGCTGCATCATTTGGACGTGGCGCTGAAGCTCGCAAAAACTTAGGTAAAAGAGTTGGACGGTTAAGTATGCCAAGTTTTTCTGATGCTTTAGACAGATACAAGCCTTAATATGCCGATAGAATCTAAACAACAACAGAAGGCAATGTACGCCGCCGCGGCTGGTAAATCAACCCTTGGCATCCCTAAAAAGGTTGGCAAAGAGTTTATCAAAGCCGGCAAAGCAAAACCAAACCTTCCACAAAAAGTAACTAAACGCGCATCCGGCAGAGGACGTTAATCTATGTCATATTCTGGTACCATTAACCAGACCAAGATCAACGTAGATCAGTTGATCTCGTACGCATATCGTGATGCTGGTAAAACGGCAGAAGAGATAACGCCTGAATATATTGATGCCGGTAAACAGGCGCTGTACTACATATTACAGAACTTATCAAACCGTGGCGTTAACCTGTGGTTGTTAGAGAACAAAGTCATTGGTGCGCCAACAAACGCACAGTGGGTTTCGTTGCCAGAGAGCACGATTGACGTGCGTGAGGCAAACTGGGTTTATATCACCAACCCATCGTATAGTGGTTTACTGCCAACATCAAACCCAAACGTTGTCAATTTGTTTGACCAAGACGCAAACGACACACTAGATCTTTTTGCAACCAGCACATTAGTAGATAACTACTTTGGTGCGGCGTACAGTCAACAGACTCGATTGTTTTACGTTGGATTTAATGCGTACTGCCCCGGCACAACGGCAACTTATACGTTAGACTTTGAGGTTAGCAACGATGGAACAAACTGGACGGTGTGGGAGTCGTTCCCATCCACCACACTAGCAGATCGTGAGTGGGCATACTTTAGCATCAACGCCACCCAACCATTTAATTATTTTAGATTAAAAAACCGAAATACACTAGCAACATTCTCGTTGCGTGCCATCCAGTTTGCACAGAGCCAGCAAGTCATCCCATTGGCACGACTAAACCGTGACGACTACTGGAACCTTCCCAACAAACAATTCCCAAGCCAACGCTCACTACAGTACTGGTACGATCGCTTGATCGAGCCACGTATGTATTTGTGGCCAGTACCAAACAATAACTACCAAGTGTTTCAGTTAATCATTGAGACACAGATGCCAGACGTCGGCTCGTTAACTGACGAGCTGTACCTGCCTAACCGTTGGATTGGATCTATCCAGGCTAGCTTATCACACAAGTTAGCAATACAATTACCACAGATTGATTTGCAACGTATTGGGTATTTAGAACAACAAGCCGTTAAATTAGAATACGACGCGGCACAAGAAGAGCGCGACAAGTCACCAATTTACTTCCAACCTAACTACAGCTACTATACACGATGAGCGGCGCATACGTAATGACCTACAACAACTTGGTGGAAGACGTCCAGCGTTACATGGAACGTGACGACGCCGGGTTTGTTGCACAGATCCCCAGCCTAATTGGTTTAGCCGAGGCAGCAATTGCGGCAGAGTTAAAGTCGCTACTGCAATTAACTGTGGTAGAAACCACACTGGCAACTAACCAGGACGTATTGGCTAAACCAGCACGCTGGCGTAAAACTGTTTCGATGAAGGTAAACGGCTCACCCGTATTGTTACGCTCACAAGATTATATTGCTCAGTATCAATCCGAATCTGCAAATGGTCAGCCAAAGTATTACGGCGAGTATGACTACAACAACTGGAACTTTGCACCAAAACCAGACGATGATTATCCAGTAGAAATTATTTACTACAGCCTAATCCAGCCATTAGATACATCTAACCAGACCAACTTGTTCACGCGCGAGTGCCCGCAGGCGATGTTGTTTGGCACCCTACTCCAAGCCCAGGGCTATCTAAAGGCGTTGGATAAGCTGCCGGTCTGGAAAGCATACTACACCGAGTCATTAGCCGCGTTGAAGAAGGAAGACAACTCGCGTCGTATTGATCGAAATACTACGGTCCAGGAACCATAATATATGCCAATCTACACATCACCGTTTACCGGCACAGTCGTACAGCCAACCGACGTATCGTACTACGAGCTTAACTTTAGCGCAAACGTACAGCTCTACTGGCCAGCGGTTGTTAACCCGCAACAAGTCCCAGCGGCTCGTATTATCGATTGCACGCCGTCCACATCTGGCTTGGTTATTTCATTACCAGAGGCAAACCAAGGAACTACCGGCGCGGATATTTTAATTCGTAACTTTGGTGGCGTAGCATTTACTGTACAAGACTTTGCTGGTACAGGATCTGTGTCAATCCCCGCAGGAGTGTCTAAATATTTTTATCTATCGGATAACTCTACTTCTGCTGGTGTCTGGCAAAATGTAACCTTTGGCGCTGGCACATCATCCGCCGATGCCGCTTCGTTAGCTGGAAACGGTTTAGTTGCCTTATCTGGCAAACTAAACACCACACAAAACGTTGTAGAGGTATCGTCAACACCATCAATTACAGATGCAAGCCGTGCCGCTACATTTGTATGGGTGGGTGGCAATGGCACATTTACACTACCAACGGCGGCTAGTTTAACTACCGGTTGGTATATTGCGTTTAGAAATAACGGAACTGGTGCGATTACAATTACCCCGCAGGGAACTTCAACAATTGACAGTCTAGCAAATATAACTGTTAACCCCGCAGAGTCTGGTTTTATTGTCTTCCAAGAATCCTCTGGTAATTTCTTTACCGTTGGTTTATCTGTACCGTCAAATGTAACCTTTACATCCGCCACATACGATGTGGACTCAATTGTTGGTAATACATTTAGTTTAGTATCGTACGCACCAATTATCCAGACTTACGTTGCATTAGCCGGCACTCGTGCGGTTGATTTAGATGTTACGCTACCTGCAACAACCCAGTTGTATGTGTTGGTAAACAATACGGGACAGGCTGGGTATAATGTCACATTCCAAATATCTGGCAGCTTACAAACACCAATTGCGTTAGCTAACGGCGGCGTTATCTTGGCGTTGAGTGATGGCAACCAGCTATATGTAATTAGCCAGACAACTGTGGGCGTTTACTACGCCGATAATGGATCCGCCGCGGCGCCATCATTCTCTTTTACAAGTGATACCAACACAGGTATGTATTTGATTGGTACCAATAATTTAGGGTTTTCTGCCAACTCCGTATTAATGTTAGATATTGATAATACTAACACATTAGACCCACAGGTATCTACACCAGCAACATTTAACGCAGGGTTAATTGGTGGCGGGACGTTCTAATGGCCGGAGAAAACAGCTTACCAGAACAGTATAATCTGGTCTACACGCTTGGTGTTCAGCCAGGTATAAAACGAGACGGCACAATATTTGAGTCACGTGAGTTCAGTGACGGAGAATGGTGCCGTTTTCAACGTGGCACGCCTAGAAAAATGGGTGGCTACCGTGAACTGTTTGCGACGTTTACCGGCATACCAAGAGGTATGATATCTAACTCTTTTAACGGAGTTAACTACATTTTTGTTGGTAACCAGTATGGCTTAGAAGCATTTACAACAGGCACTACGTTTGGCGTTGGCAGTGGTCCGCTTACTGTAAATATTTTACCTGGCTATGCACCTTTTACATTGGTATCAAACACAACCAGCACCTTTGTAATTGCTGGCGACGTAACCGCGGCGTTTCCTGCCGCTATGACGGTTATATTTGACGACGACATTACTACCGCAACTACAGTAGTTAGTGCGGTATATTCGTCACCAAATACAACGGTAACTGTAACGGCCTCCAGTATTACTGGAACGCCCACAACGGTGTCGTTGTACGATGTAACGTTTACACCAGATCCAACTTTGTTGTGGCAGTTTGACTTACAATATTCTCCTGCGGGTGGGTCACTACAGGTATTAGCACACCCTGGCCGTAACTTGGTAAACATTGACAACGCCATACAAACTCAGGTATTAACTGGCGGGTTGTTACCAGACTCATTGAACGAGTGGAATTTTTATGGACTGGCTGATACGGGGGGTCAAAACCCAACCTATCGTCCAATTGTAGTTGATGGCGGTGTGTGCGTGTTGTACCCCTACACATTTGTATATGGCTCAGACGGGTTTATTGCCAACAACAACGTTGACACCAACACGACTCTAGCAAATTACAGCCAGCAAACAATTACCGACTGGAACGGGGCAACCGCCAACCAGGTCAACATGGCCTCGTCTAAGATTGTTAAGGGTATACCGGTGCGTGGCGGTACTAACTCACCATCTGGATTGTTCTGGGCAACCGATAGTTTGATCCGTGTCTCATTTACTGGCACGGCTCCGTTGTACTGGCGCTATGATATTATTTCTAGCCAGATCTCTACCATATCATCCTCGTGCTTTGTTGAGATGGATGGTATATTTTACTGGATGGGTGTCGACCGTTTCTACCTATACAATGGTGCGGTCTCTGTACTGCCAAATGATAAAAACGTAAACTGGCTATTTGATAACCTCAACTTTGTACAGCGCCAAAAGGTATGGGCAACCAAAGTACCTAGGTATAATGAGATCTGGTTTTTTTATCCCCGCGGCGATGCCACAGAATGCACCGACGCAATTGTATACAACGTCAAAGACAAAATCTGGTACGACGCTGGCAGCGCGCCTGGATCACGTAGATCATGCGGATACACCACCGAGGTATTCCCAACACCAATTTGGGCTGGATGGGAAGACATTAATACATTTAGCGTACCGTTTGAAGTTATTGACGAGCCACCCAGTGAATCGCCACCGAATAATAACCAGGTATATATTAATGGCGACGTGACGGCTACTTTTGGCGCGGGTGACTATATTTCGCTGACAAATACGGGAAGCCCTGTTGTTTATAAAATTGTAACAAGTGTTTTTATGTTTACCTCTGCAATTACAGCAACAAACCCAGAGGGTGTGACATTAATTACTGTAGATGTAAACTTTGACCCAATTCAAGTAGCCGGCGATTACATATATTATATTGAAGGTGGATATCCACTCTGGCAGCATGAGTTTGGCACAAACGCCATTACGTTTAACCAAGAGTTTGCCATTACATCTAGCATCACAACCTGCGACATTAGCTGGGTTGGTGGGATACCATCACAAGATAGTGCCACCGGCGTAAACCGACGCATGCACCTAAGACGTATTGAGCCAGACTTTGTTCAGTCCGGCGAAATGGGTATGACCATCCTAGGCCGTAAATTTGCCCGCGGGGAAACAGAGACCTCGGGGCCATTTTACTTTGACCCAGACACCGGTAAGATTGACCTGCGCGTGGAGCACCGCGAGGTACGCCTTAAGTTTGAGTCCAACGTGCTAAACGGTAACTTTGAGATGGGCCGCCTGCTAATTACGGCAGAGTACGGCGACGAGCGTCCGTGAGTATCCAAACATTCTTTCCGATCAACCCAGAGTATATGTCCTGGGAAGATTGGAACGGTAACTTCTTACATTACTTTAGTGAGGAGCCAATTATGTACGACACCGAAGATAATTGGAAACTAGTAGCTAAAAACATTAGCCAACTAACTACATTTGAAA